GCGGATCATTAGCAACTACGCCACTCACAAAGTTTTTAGCTACATCCGACTCAATAGCTGAACCTAACTCTTTAATGGCAGCTTCATCGAAGCGATCCATATATGACCGGGCATTAAATATAAATTGTTGATCCGTGAAAGAACTTGAAATGTTATAAGCTTGCGAACAAATCAACGATACCACTTGTTGCACTGAAGGCTGCATGGTTACAACCAAACCGTTATAACCAATGTAACGTGCAGGAGCATCGAATGTTACGGTATCACCTAAATTCGCAGTTAAATCATTAAAGTCTTTGTACTTTTTATTAGCATTGCTAATAATTCCAAACGTGTTTAGTAAATAAGCAAGCTCGGTTTTTTGATATGTTTGCACATTCTGCAAACCATTTTGCGGGACAGCCATTGTAAAATTCCTCGAATCTTTGACAATGGCTTGCTAATCTTTGCGAGGTTAGTTATCTCTTCCAGGGTGTAATTTTTCTTAATTCACCAATAGAAGGATCTGAGCCATCATCAATACCAACATTTGACTGTGTTATTTGACGCAATGGCTCTTGAGCACGTTTCACATCTTTGGCTCTATCATTAACTTTGATAGATTCGGATAATTCACGTAACGCTTGACGAGCTAAATTTGGCTGTTTGGCCGCTAAGTTCTCCAACTCCATCAACTGAAGAGGACGATTCTTAGCTAAGTCATAAAGTACATCGGCTACATTATCAACTTCAGCAGTTAACCTTTCTATTACATTAGGTATCGTGCTGTATTCGATATTTTTAGCCACATCTTCAAAATCCTGATACTTCTCTTTTCCAATTTGCATTTTAGATTTAAAAGTATTGACGATCCCATTAACATGTTGTTCTTGCGCTTGTGCTTCAGCTTGTCGGGTTAATCTATCCAACTGCTCTTGCACAGCCCTGGCAACATCATCTTTGGTAGCAAATTGAGGCTGTTCCAGTCTCTGATTATTTTGAGCACTACTCTCATACTGCTTTCTATAATCATCAAATCTGCGATCAGCATCAAATTTTACTGTCTTAACAATTTCATCTACTTTGCTTTGGGGAATCATCTTTTCAGTAGAAGTTGAATAAGAACTCTCTGAACTTGAAGATTCCGAAGCCGGAACTGAACTTTGCTGTACTTCAGCTAAATTTTCTTGTGTCATAAACACCCTCTTGTTGACTATTGCCCCGTCACGGTTACGCCCCAAATACGCATGGGTCTCGACTAGTTATGCCCGATAGCTCGGTAATACCCCACATAACGCATGGGTCTCGATTATTTAAAGAATAATTCCTTAGCTATGCAATGTTATAACATAACAACTATTTATTGTAAAGCATTTGTAAATAAATAGTAAATTTATTGTAAATTATTTCTTTTTATTAAGTTTTTTTAATGTTTTAGCTAGATTGGCTCTAGCTCTAGTTTTAGGATTTTCAGAATGTTCTGCTTTTTCTAGTTTCTTTTCTGGGATCTTCTCCCCTTTCTTGACATGTAAGGATTTACGTAAAGCCCCTGGTTTTTTAATTGCTTTTTGAATGAAATTTTTAGACATTCGTATTCCCCTTCTGATTAGTTTGTTTTTTGTTCATATTGTTATGATGTAAATTTAATAAATCCATCGCGTGCCGATGCTTAACATCAGCCACATCAACAGCAGCTTCCGATGCGGTTCTGGCATTTTCAGCTTGTACTTTATCGCGCTCTAGCGTCACTTTATCGGTCATCTCGCCAATTTGAGCTAGCGCTAATATTCTATCGGTTGCTGTAGATTCTTGTTCATTAGCAATTCGTGCGGCATCTAATTGAGCATCAATTTGCATTTTGCGATCTTTCTGATCTAACTCTTGCTTCTTGAGAATAGCGGGATTCATGGCTTGAGCCATCTGGGCTTGCTGTGCTTGTTGCTGTTGTAATTGCTTCATGAACTCGGCAGCGGATTGCTTGAGCTGATCAATACCTCGAATATCAATATTATCCAGCAATACTTCTAATCCGTATTGATTGATAAACTGCTGGAATAAAGGTGATTCCTTAGCTAAGGATAAAATAGCATTAAGTGCCTGCTGTTGCTGAATAGCAAAGTTAACTCCAGCACTAACTTTTATTTGCAATGCATTAGAGTTATATTGCAAGGGAATACCTTGTTGATGATTTACCAGAACATAGTCACGCTTTCCATCCTGTTTCACAATAGGTACTGTTCGCGGAGTATTAATATACTTGGGTATCAAATCAACGATTATTTGTGCTGTTTGGTTCTTGCCACGCAAGTAACCAATAATATAAGGCATTGCAGTGGCATTAGACTGCGTCGCTCCTTCTTGAATGGCCACGCCACTCAATTGATTATTATTAATTCCCAGTTGAGCATCATAACTTCCCAACACACTTTGCATAATTTGGCTAGCGCTCATAAAGGTATTAGCAACTTCTGGCGGCGCAGGAGCCCGCTGTACCTCTCTGGGCTGCGGGATTTCTTTGCCATTTTCATCAATATCATTAAAGATCACAACATTGGGTACTTGATTATTTCGATAAGCATCTTGATAGTTCTTGGGAATAGCTCTTTTGGCAACTATCCATTTATGTTGCACAATATTTTCAAGTTCATTAGCCAAACTTTGACCCGCAAAGTTCATGAGCTTTTGAATGCCCATAGCATTTTTAATATAAGAGCGCGTTATTTCTTTATAATTACCTTGCGCGCCTTCTCTTATTCGTGCAGAATTTCCGGCAAAAAATACCAGAGGTAAGTGGCGAAAATCGGTGTCCTTTTCAAAGATAATCTTGTCTTGAATGATATGCGATTGTTTAACAGTAACAATCTTGGTGCGACGGGGCTTTCCTACAATACCAGGAGCTTGCATAAAAAATCCAAGTTTCTTAAAAGACTCCATCTGCTGTTCGTAATCATCGACAGTCATCGTTTGACCTGTCACTAATTGAACTATAGTAGCATCTTTATATTGCTTCTCATAATAATCCCCAACTAACGCAATAGGTTCTTGCGCACCGGAAAAACACCAATTGAAGCCACCAATATCTTTAGTGGGCTTTATTCCATCTAGTATCTTTGAACCAAACTCTTTTTCTAAAGTAGATAGAGGTTTAGGGAATAGTTCGAAACAATACCGACCATCCGCTTTTGAAGATTCTTTGGCCATGATATCAAATCCACATAAAGTAGGGTCAAACACCCGCTGCACTTTTATGTCTTGATTAAATGACATATCATTAGACCAGTCTGTAAATACCTTCCATACATCAAACCCTCCGGCCATCATATTACGATAGGTTTCATACTCAAGATAATCATTCCGTGCATCATCAAATATTGCTCGCGTTATTCCTTCTACTAATTGCGGTAATCGAGGATCTGTTTGCTGGAACATATCTTCTTGTCTTACAACTATAGACGGTTCCTGTTTTGAGAACTCACCACATAATCGTGATACATACGCCTCCATGATATTAAACTCTAGTGTGGGTCTTCCCAATTGTTTAAGTAATGAGACCTCATCCTCGGTAAGCGTACTTTTGTACAAAAATCGCATAGAATTATGATAATCGATATAATTGTGCCGATTACTCATATAGCTTTCTTCAATATTCTTTTGAATACTTTTTAATTTGTCGGACTTATCCATAAAGTTGCCCCCTTAATCGTTGTTCTTGCTTATATCCTTTATAAATATTGTCAACTATTTCATCGAAATCATTGTTGTAATCTACATAAATAACCGACTTATCAATAAGGGCTATTTTTACAGCATCATAAAGTGTGTCAGCGATATCATCAAAACGATGAGAGTTATTAGCGGTTATTTTTGAACAATGGATAAGACACATTTCAGTATGTCTAGCATATTTAGGAAGGGATATAAGACCTCGGGAAACATAAGATTGTACATTAAGAAATCGGTCTGTCTTGCTACCACTATTTGCCGGACGCTCAATATCACGTACAGATAATCCACGTATTTTCTTTAAAGTCGCCAAAAGTGTCACTCCTGTGGATTTCTTTTCAATAGCAACAAAAGAAGGTTTCATTTTATAGGTCATGGCACGAGCATAAAACTGCAAAAATTCGTCCTCAAGATCACCGGGCTCTACGCGGATTTCTTCGCAATCAATCCAGTGCAATGCATATTCATCCATTTCTCTATGGAAATTATTAATCTTGTAAAGCCCCCAGAAACTAAAGACCGTAGCATCATTATATTTTTTCTCCGTTTCTGCCGTATCTGCGGTAATGAAAGTGGCAATAAACTTAGGATCATCATCCATAAGATAAAAGTTATCGCGCTTAAATATTCCTCCTCCTGCTGGTTGAGGATTAAGCTGAAATTGCGCAGCAAACATATAAGGCTGATGTTTTTCCATGCGATCAAGCATTTCTTTACTGGTCGCCATGGGATTTAAAATATTTCCCGCCAAATCTCTAGCTGGAAGTGCAATGACTTTCCAGTTAGCTCCATCTTTGTTTTGCTTAAAATAATCTGTTAAGTCGCCTTCTCTCAATGGCTGCGCAATAGATAATATAGGAACCAAGGGAGAGCGCGGCCTAGGCAAAATAGTTTCCTCATAATTTGTTATGACCTTTTCGCGCACCGCATCACTATGTACTTCATCGGGCTTGTGCATATCATCTAAGATTGGGCAGCCACTGAACCTATGTACACCTGGCAATCCCGCATTCATCCCTGTAATAGGGCCCGAACTACCAAACGCCTTTACACGTCCGCCAGCGGTTGTCTGGAAATCATCTTTAGCAGATGATGATTTATCAATTTCAACTTCAAATAATTTGCGATAATAAGCATGAGTCATTATCTTTTTAATAACGGCCGTATGACTGGTGGCTAATTCCCAGCCATAACTGATGTAAAGAAATTGACAATCAGGATAATGGGCAAAAGCCCAAGCAACAAAATAAGACATTAGAGTGCTTTTATAATGACCAGGAGGGACATTAATAGATAATCTATTTATTTCTAAGTTAAAAACTTGAGTAAGTGCCCGGCAGATAGTAACAATATGGCATTCCCTGCCAATGGGTTGCGGTAAAATGAATTCTCGTCCATTAATAAGCTCATAAAATGTACGAGTAAACAAAAGGAGCGAGCCCAAAAGCATGGCCCGCTTCTCTGCTACTTGTTGGACTTGCTGTGTATCATGCATCAATATTCTTTTTTATGTTTTTCTATCAGCTCATCTACTTTCAAATTTCCTTTTTCCAGATCAGGATCACGTTTTAACAATAATTCTTCAGGCGCATAATGACCCTGCATCTTATTCATCTCGCCAATAGCCTTAATAGCTACTTCGGGTCGCAATCCCAACAACCTTAAATCTTCTGTCGTACATCCCTCAGGAAAGCAAATACGAACAATTCTCCATAAACACTCTATTTTTTGATGAAATGAAACTTTAAATTCTTCTTCCACTTCTGCTACTCGCTTTTTTAAATAATTTTGGACATGCTCTTTATGTAAATACCTAATATAGGTACGCGCATCTTTCCCGATTTCCTTAACGGTTTGGGTTAAATCAAGCCCATTCATCAGATACGCATGACAAAACTTACGTTCCCTATGATTCAGGCCATCTTCTGCGCATAATACAGACAATTTACTATCTGGCATTCTTCTTGGGTCTCCCGCGCTTTGGTATTTCCATTTTAGATACAGCCGTAGAAACAGCATAATTAGATTGTTCAGCAGCAATAAGGGGTTTATTGCGAGTCAGGTCCCGCCCACTTCCTAAGCAATCAACACAAATATAATCCCTAAATTGCTTAGTAACCGTTCTTTTGCCATCACATGCAGGACATTTATTATTCATTAAATACAAATATTTATAACAACCAAATGATACATTATAACATTTGTAAATGAATTGTAAATAAATTGTAAATAAATTGTAAAATTAGTGTAAAATTAAAAGTGTATTACATTTTTAAGGTTAGAGGTTATAATTAAAAATTTAAGAAGACATGTGAAGAAGCTCAAGTCCAGAATGGGCAGGCCACGAAAAAATTATGTTGCCGAGCCCACTAAGATAATCTCATTTAGATTAAAGCATTCTGTAATAAAAATGCTAGATGATCTGGCGGCTATTTATAGCAAGCATGTGCGTGAAAATGTGACGCGCAATGAGATGATTGAAATATTAATTAATGGAGAAATGAGACATTCGATGTCTAACATAACAAAAAAAGATGATGAAACTTAATGATATCGCCGAGTTTATAAAGAAAGTATCTCTTCCTCTTATTTATCTGGGATTGTTTTCCCTTTATGCAATGGATATTTTATGTCAACTGTATTACACGGGCAAAGTAAGTGACGGCACCGAGAAAGAACTAATAGGATTGGTGAGTGGCGCGCTTGTGCTTCATCAATCTTCTAAACGAGAATAATTAGGGCTCCCCTGAGCGCACTCGAACCGCTGCGCTGGCGAAAACGATCACCGCTCTACCGTCTGAGCTACAGGGGAATTTAGAACATGAGATCATCATAAAAATTATCATTCCATTTGCACAGTCCCCATTGTGTATATGCAAAAATTCTGCCGCATCTCTTACAGTAACATTTTCTAACGTGAATAATTGTAGGTCGCTCCGTTATATCATACAACTTATGACCAAGCCACCAGCATTTTATTTTAATTAGGAGTCCCATTAATAATGAAAAATATTTAGTCATCTTAATCCTTCTCCTCAACTTTCACACCAACAGGAACATTACTTTTTATGAAATCTTCATAGCATTTTATACATAAAGGAGAAATTATACCGTATGCATCAATTGATTGTGACCACATAAAAACCGTAGAGCACTTTGGGCATTTATATTTTTGTGGGACAAAATAAACCATATTCATTGCTTCAAACTTTGACATTTTGTTCTACTCCGTCAGGAACATTTTCTCTGATAAAGTCATCAAAACATCTTGGACAAATTTTTAATCCTGAAAATGAATGATAAGGAAACCATTCATAAATTAGTGAACATTTGGGGCATTTATATTGCTTGTTTCGAAATATAATGGATTTACCATTATTACCAATTATATCCCCATTTTCAAATGTTGTCATTTTCGCTTGTCTCCTTAACATCAATCAATTCTTCTGATTGTTGATTAATAATATCACTAACTATTCTTCTTCTTTGTTCGTTATTAAATGTAAAAACTCTATATTCACCATAACTTATCTTCAATGAGTCTATAGTAGTTTGTAATAATACTTGTAATTGTTTTGGGGTTATTTTCATTTATGATTACTCGGAGTAGATAATTCAGAACATACATTAAAAATAACTCCATCCTCATTTTGTAATTGAATTATTTCGGGATGTCCTATTTTATTTAAAGAAATATTAACTATGGTTCCCGTTATATATTTCTTTTTACGATCTTCATAATAAAAAGAAGTTGCCCTGTCTCCACATTTAAAATCATTCATGGTTACTCCGGTAGTTTTGGTAATGGCATCCAATGGGTTACATCGTTAATAGTATAAACAAACATCTATAGGCTCCTATTGTATCCCATACCATAACTTATAAAACCAATCATGGATATGCTCAGGATGAAAAGCAAAATTAAAGGCAAAATTAACCACAGAACAAATACAGAAAATCATAAAAATAAATCCCAGAAACAAAAATATTCCGCATATTAATGTTGCAATGGCGTCACCAATAGTAAAATTCATTTATGCTAATATCCCGTAATTATAATGCAATCATTTTGTATTGAATTATGCATATGTTTATCTAATATATACCCTCCGTAAATAATAGAAAACCCTATTAAGGAGCCCAATACCATAATAAATGCAGCAATAAGAATGCCTTGAATCATCTATAACACCTCTTCAGCCATCCTTCTAACTTGTTATCTTGCGTCTTATCATGCGCCACAATGCAGCGGAAGAGGGATTCGCGTACTGCGATAAGACATGACTTAAAAACCAACTTGGTAGCATGTCCAGTAGAATGCCTATTTACCTCGCACAGTGTATACGGTCCAAATATACCATCTATCTCGACGAATCTATCTCTCCAATTTGCATTAATCGCACGCTGCACCAGTTCAGCAGCCTTCTTATGACCATGCTGAACTGTCATATCAAAGATGTAATTGCAGATGTCTTGGTGCTCTATTTGGTCATAGATTGGGAGCCAGAAGTATTTTTGGTAGATTAGCTTTGCCTGATTAATCTCAAGAGAGATTATATATTCTTTAATAGAGCAACCGGATGATACGATATCCTCAATAGTAATATGATTTACATGTGCCGAACTAATCTTTACCGATTTAGTAAATGGGAGATCATTTAAGTATTCCCCCTTCAATGACTCAATAAACTTCTCCGATATTCCATACTTAGTAATCCCGCCGCGATCAGTAGGATCATTGTTTAAACCTTTTTCATTCTCGATTACGTAGTCGAAGGCGATGTCAAATTTAGTCATAATATTACCAATAATTAGCTGTTAATCATACCTACCGTTTCTTCTATTCCAGGAGTTAATTGCTTCAATTTGGGTTTCTCCTCTTCTGCTAACATCACACCATCCGCATGCAACGATATGGCAATCCGTATATAATCCGTCGCTTTCTTCGTAGTATCGCGGCACTCCTTGCTTACCTTCATCTTCAGAACAAAAAGGACAAGGTTTTAATTCATATTCTACTTTTGGCATAACTTACTCCATACTAATTCTCATATAAATCCCAAAGATTTTCATATAGGACCTTCTCAAACTCAGCTCCTAGCTCTTCTTGATTGGCAACAAGATAAGTATAAAATCTATTCTGTTGCTCATTAAACATTTGATACCATTCAAATATCTCAAGAGCCACGTCAGAGTCGTGATTCTCATGATATATAATACAGCAATATTTTTCCATCAAGTTGCTCACTTCAAATAGATATTTTATGTATTTAGGATTATTTTGATAAACATCATTTTTATATCTAAAAAATACGGGCAATTTAGGCTAAAAGTAGGCTTAAGAATCCAAGTGATAATAATACCGTTACAAGACACAGAAGAATTATACATATAGGGCCCATGATCTTCAGTCAAAAATATTATGTCATTATATGTACTATCCATAATAAAATTTGCAAAATCATTAGCGACGCTTTCAATATCATCGTCACTTAATTGAACCTTAGAATCAGGATAGAAAACAAATTCATCATTGATAAGATGACCACTAAAATAATGAGAAATATGTCTAACATCATCTAGAGTATAAATAATTTTATTATTCCCATTGTGAATAAACACCGATGATTTCTTCAATCTTTTATCAATAATACTTCCCATGCTCTTTATTATTTTATCTAAATTATTAGTTTTTATTGTATTATTCATATCAATCTTTATCAATTTTTATAGAAATATTATCAATAATTTTATCGAACACCATATTGGAGACCTCGCAAATGAAATGATAATTCGTCATTTGTTCTTTTATTCTTTTATTAATATCACTAAAACTCTTAATACGCTCATCAAAATCCCTCATGATTTTGTCACATTCAGAAAATCTCTCAAATCCCTTTATCTTCTCTGGTATATTTGCAAACTGAACTACCAGGCTATCAATATTGTTAAGTTTTCTAGCCATAAGATTATAAAGCTCTTCATGTTTTTCATATAAATGTTTAACTTTACTAAGACTACCAAAGCTAGATAATATATCAATTTTTCGCTCTATTTCCCTAATTTTTTCTTTTATATCATAACTCATTAGTTATCCTCATTCGCATCAAACCCACACCAAGCACAAAGTCCATGAATTACATTAGACTCATGATTTTCTTTCCTACATTTAGGACAACTAAGCAAAGCAATGTCCTCGGAATAAGTAAGAAAACCATTACCGACCTTATTATAATTATCATCACAATAAATAATATTGTTATCCTTTATTTGTTTAATAAATTTTACTTTCACTACTTATACACCATTTTATTTTTTTTGAGAGCTTGCAAACCTTCTTCCCACCGCTTCTTTTCATGCTCGGCACATCTATAAATAAATGCAGGACCCTTTTCTGTATAATAAGAAAGAAGCTTAATTAAATCAGATTTTTTATCGCATTCTTTTACTATGCATTTCATGATTATTTAACTCCAACAAACACCCAATCTTTACCCGACCATTTTAATTTTATTTTAGAACATTTAATATCTTCATCTACTGCCTTAGTCTGTAATTCCGAACTATTAAAACAAGAACATGGCTGTGGAGTTATAGCCCAGTAGTTTCCAGTCGTAGCATAATAACAATCCGGAAGATGAGCAGCTTCAGCGGTGCGCATACTGCTTGCTGCTGCCTGCATGGCCTCTAATCGATCCCAAAAAAGGTGACTGACCTAACATAATTTAAACTCCAAATAACCCGTTATGAATTACTTATCATATTTATCGCAAGCATCAAAGGAAATAGTCATAATTTTAAGAAATTTAGTCAGATGCTCCTTTTCCATCTTTAAAAACCAACTTTAGTTCATTATCATCTTGATGGAATTGCTTCCATGTTTGATTTTGTAAGCACTGATAATTACCATTGTTATCTTTAATAACTTTTAGCAATCCGCTATGTGATTTCTTTGTGCCATCATCCGTTTTGGGATCTTTGGTAATAGCCCTACCAACTCCATTAATCTCGCAATAAGTGGCTTTTACAGCCCATCCTAGTGTATCGCGAGTATTATACTGATAAGTATAACTTCCAATACCGAAAATAATGTTAGTGCTCGCAAATCCTTTTTGCTTTAATCCTTCACAAATAGCCTCGCATCGCTCTAAAGTAATTGAGTCACCATATATAGCGCCAATATGTGGGTCTAGTTCTTTATAACCTTTGTTATTAATAGTGCCTCCAAATATTTCCCATAAGCATTTTATTAATCCTTTGGATTCGGATGTATCTGGATCAGGAATGGAATAATCACCGCAAATAATTTTTACTGGATCACCACTATCGGGTCGAATGACAACTTTTCCGTTGCGCGACATGATCTTATCTTTTAAAAATGGCAGTATATTATCAACAACATGCCACAAATCCCAAGTATCACTGACAATACTAACAATACCGGAAGGGTAAATATCCTCAATAAGTCTGCGATATGTCTCATGCTCATCTTCTTTTCCTCCTGCGCTCATTACGCTATGTTCAGTAGCAGGAACACTAGTACCACATGATAACTGATTATCATAATATCGATGCCTAAATAAAATGGCCGGAATAGTATCGGTACCCTTAAAATATTCAAGATGCGCAGCCCCCGACATCATTGCAGCTTCCAGGCCATACATTCCCCTAAAACTAAAATCATGAGCCTGATAATCAACAAATTCTGGGCAACTGGATGTCTCGATAGCATACTTATCAAGCAATAAACGATATTCGCGAGCTATTGTGGCGCTAGTGCATGGCCCCCATAAGGTGCATGACAATATAGTTTCTAACATATTAGTAAGCCAGTAAAACTCTGGCTTTGTATTAAACATAACAAGAGCAGGAACTCCTGATGGTACAACAGCCCCTTCAGGTAAGGCATAAATAGCTAATGGCAGAAATCCCTGATGGTGCAACTCATAAATATGAGTATGCATTCTAGATATACCTAAAGTTTCCTTGATCACATAATGATAATTAAGATGCCCTAATCCATTGAAAAACTTCTTGAATTGCTCTATTAAATATTCATTAATAAAATATCTTAATCCAAAAAATACCGAATGGTTTACCCCTGGCATCCTTGATTTTCTAGGAGTGAAATTACTAAATACTAATTCAGTTCCTTTAGGATATTGATCAACATGTCCAACCTTATAAAAGTCTTTTAGTAAACAAGGATTAACATACATCATTAAATCACCTTAAATTGAGTTATGCGCGGAATGAAAAGATCTTGGTAACTATTTGTACAATATATATGATCGAAATACTCTAAAAGAGTATTTATCCCATTAGTAAATAAGCCATGCGCTACAAACAAGTCCAATGGAGTATTAGGAAAATGTTCTTTGAAGCATTTAGCATCAGCAATAAATGTTCCTCCTGCATCACATAAATCATCAACAATAATCGCATGATTAATTTTTTCTAATTCGCTTTTTATATAGTGTTTACTTTCATCATCAAGAGTAACCACGATATTATCTCTTCCTTTTCGATATTTAGTAAAATGACCGATCTTTGCGCCAAAATCTATATTATTAGTATGCTGATCCCCTCCTATTATAACACCTTCTATTTTTTTATTTGTTATATGATAAATATCCAATAAACTAGCATTATTAATTGCTTTTAAACTCAAATCACTATGAGGAGAAAAAATACCAATACTTTCAATATTTAATGAATTTATAATATTAGAAACAACATCCCTAAAATAATTAGGCTCACCAGGATTAAAAGCTCTATCAGAGCGCATTCCCAATAAATAAATAATTTCCAATCTATAAATATAAAAATCATGCTTCCTAAGCGCGGAAACCAAGCACAATAAATATTCCAATGCTGCAAAAGAAGTTATTCTGCATTTAATTGCCACCAACTCTTTAACATCAAGGTTACTCAAATCCAGACGTAAACTACGCTGACCATCCGGATAAAGAATATGTTCCGCTACAGCATCACATTCAAAATCTTTTAATATTATTGTTTGCATTTTGCTTTATCCTCATTGCTTAACAGCTTGATCAGCTTCTAGTTTAACTGCTTCAGCATAAATTTTAGCCAGTTCATTTTTTAATAATGAATCAATATTTGATCCCACTAGATTACTCAACCTTTCAAGCATCCTCATTCTAAGGTGTTCCACTAATCCAATAGTATGATGGACAGTCATCTCGCCACCGGCAAGGATTAATTCCCCATCATGGTTATACCCCATGAATATAAAATGACAGTCTTTACCTGTTTCAATAAATTCAATCATTTTATTCATTGCATTTTTGTATTTATCTTGATCGTCATTAGTCTTTTCATTGCTCATTTATTTCTCCAAAATTTAAACATAAATCATTATTACAGCTAAATTAGACTTGCCATGCATCATTAAGAACAATTTCAAGGAGGAGGACTTATAATAAATTAATTGATAACTAATGCCATATTTTCTCTTATCATCATTTGTTCAGTTTTTTTTAAGCAATGATTACACTGATAACGATGGATTTTACGATACTCTTTCGAGGCACCTGATCCTAAAGAAATAAAACGATATTTAATATCTTTTCGATAATCGTGTATGCCGAGTCTACATAATAATTTTCGCATTATTCTCTCCCAAACATACACAAAATCGACAATAACCACTTACTTCTACTGCCGAACGGCATTTGTGTAATTGTGATGATATCTAAAGCAACTGATAATGTCAAGAAAAATGTATTACACTTTTGTTATTATTACGTTGATTTTGACTTTATGTGCGAAGATAGGCTCAAAGTTTGGTATTTTGTCGGCAAAGTTTAGCATTTTCACGTAATTTATTATGAGATTATTTGATCATTCGTACTAAATCAAGTTTCTAGGATGATGACAGTCAAATGTCAATAGACTTATGGAAATCGGGAATATCCACGGAAATCGGGAAATCTGAAGGCTATTACATTAAAACTTACCTGTTCAAAATTTATTACCGCCGATAATGTTATCTTATAGTTTCAAATATTCACTAACTAAATAGATTAATAAATAAACAGATTAATAATGAAATTACATGTTACATTTCGCAATAAATATTTTAAAATAATACATGAAATGTATTGACTATCTAATACATACAATGTATTATTAACTTATCAAGTCAATGAGGGCTTGATAAAAATAAGGATTAAAAGATGAGACAAGAATTTTGCGAAGTAAAGACACGTAAAACAGCAATTAAACATATGCCCTGGGCGTCATGGATAGTTAAAGTTTGTGGAGGGTATCGTGGTTTTGAATCTTATTCAGACTATCATCTTTTTGTAGATGGTAAAGAAAATAAAAAACATATCGTACGGTAAAAGAAATGTCTATGAATCCAATTCAAGAATTATTAAAAAAAACCGGACTCAACCAATCCGAACTTCAACGAGAGCTAGGATTAAAAACAGTAACCACTGTCTGGCGCTGGGTCAACGAATGGGATAAGTATATCCCCAGCTATAAAAATCAAACCCTGTTGATCACAATAGCTAAAAAATATGGCATAAATTTAACTTATGACGATTTAAGTAAAAGATAGTAAACGATATTAAATTTATCCCCATCCTATTGACTAAAATTCAGCTAAATGTAAAACTAGGATGTCCCTCTCATTTACCTCACCCAAATAGGCGCACACCTAGTTCCTCATAGCACCAATCCAATAGCGCCTATTTCCTGTATTGCATATAACGCTCAATTAAAACTTCAGCCTCGCACCATCCCTTGCAAACAACAGCGCAATATCCATTGTCGGTTAATAAATCAATCCATTTTTGTTGTTCCTCGGTCGTAATCCCTCCGTCTCTTCGTTTCATCTCAATGTACAGCCCATGATGATATTTGTTGGGTACGGGTATACACAGATCAGGAACACCGGCGCTTACCCCCATTTTCTTTAGCTTTGCCGCTTCAATTTTGTTCCTGCTGCCACCATTCGGTACTGCAAAATACGGTATTTTTTTATACAATAGCCATTCAACCAGCGCCATTTGCTCTTCCTCTTCCTCATTTTTTCTTTTTCTTTTCCTGAAATGCCACTCCAAATCATTTACAGGACAAACCATACGGGGTAAATTTTGATTTTTATACATGCCAGGCCACCACCCTATTACAAAAATTAAAAAGTTTATTTAAGGACCCTTAAATTCGTTATCAGCATCCAGCACCTTCTGTCTATATTCCAGCGCAGTTGAATATTTCGATGGAGCGCCTAATATCTTGTAAATTTTTTCAACATGATAAGCTCTAGCTTCATCTTCGCGCTGTTGTTCTTTAATACAATGCTCTTTAGAAATGACCTGAACAAACTCAGCACTTGAATCTGCACCAAATCCTTGAAGAACTGGAAATCGTCTACCCTCACGTAATGCTTGTTTTTTAGCGCAATCATAAATCGGCTGTAGCTTTCGTAGCGCTTCTGGCTGGGGAAGACAGCGCCAATATGAAAGCTTTGGCAAAGATTTTAATAATTCTGAGATAAAGGGGTGTGCCAGTTTTGTTTTCGAGTAAGTATAATGGCTCGAGTGAGAAAGAATATAATTAAAGCACTCATCGAAAGTAGGTATATTGAGCTCTATTTCATCCGGCAGGCACAACTCTCGGAATTGGGTAATGGTCGGTATTCTATTTGCAAAAGAGCTAAAAGGCTGTCGCAATTTTTCGCATGCATTAGCAATTCGTTCAAGCGAAAATTCTTCTAAAGATTCGCTCCACTCATTCTCAAATTGTTTGCGCATCTCAGCCGGGGAATAAAGTGAGAGAAATTGATGCTGATAAATTTCTAAGAATGTCAGGTAAAGCTTTTTGCCAACATTAGGCCTATGCGGTATAAGCTGACAGACGTTAGAATGGGGTATTATCTTCGTCCCCTCCCCTGGCCCATTCATAAGCTGCTGCGGCTCGTTGTGCGGTTGTAAGATTTTGTTCGTTAAGTCTGCTATTTTTTGCATTTTCTATATTTCCTATTTTGTGATAATAATCATGCCAGCCTTCATTAGCTAACCAGTTTTCTAATTTGCCGATGTAACGGGGCTCACCTTTTGCAAGTGCAGTGATCCATTCGTGATCATTGGCAACGCGAAAAGAAAGATGTTCGATAATGTGCTCGGCAATAAGTTCAAGATTATTATCGCGCCAAATAAGCGCAGATTTAGACCTGCTCTTCTTGCCAAGCCATAAGCCATAGACCTTGTTGAATTTTTCAGAAGTGAAATTTAAGAAATGACGAGAATCTAGCCCGATATTCTGTACTATTGGACTTTTGGAGGTCGACTCTCGTTCAACCAGAAATCCATCCGAATTTAGATAAACCTCGGATCTCTCCCCTTCTGCGCACATTTTGTCTGGTTCGTCAGGATGAGGGAGAGTAAGAGAGGGAGTATATAATCTATTTTTTATAATATTATTCTTATTATCTATTGTCATGGTCCGCTTTGGACTATGATCATAGTCCACTTTGGACTGTGATAAGGATCCACTTTGGACTGTGACAATTTCTTGACAGTCCAAAGTGGACTGTGACAAAAATGTCATTTCAGTAATTTTATAACCCAATTTGTAATTATTGACCTTCCATTTTTTTTCTTTCTCAATGAGGCCAAGAGAACATAATTTAGTCAATCTGGGAGATAATCTTTGAGGGCTAATACGTGTAATTTTTGATAAAGTAGCGCGCTTAGCAAAACAAACTTTGCTTTCTTTATTCATATCAATGTAATTAGATATCACGACTAGAATGAGTAAATCTTGAGGATCAAGATTAAATTCCTGGCTATATTTACTCATTAAAAATGAGCTAACAAGATAGTGCGCGGTATGATTTTGGCTATTATTATTGTCTAATTTAGACACAAAGAACTCCTCTTAACGAAATCTTTACAATCTCCGTCTTGAAAATGTTCTTAAGTTGTCCTATGCTGATGGAGCACGTGTAGACATAATCAAGACGGTTGTTTTTGTATTGATTCTGTTATTTTTTGGGTACTACGCTTGCAGGCGTAGTACCGTCCGTTTAAATAGAAATCTATCTTACTCCCCTAATTTTAAAAAAATCAATGGCTAATGTCTGAAAGTTAGGTAAAATATCGTAAATAATTTGTTAAGTTATCCACAGATTATGTGGATAACTTTGTTAGTAACTTTTATTGCGAAGTACGTCAATGGCAGACTATTAGGCTCATAATCTGATTGTAGATGGTTCGATTCCATCCTTCGCTACCAAATAAGTGAGGTTTTATATGAAAAAGAAATCCATTAGTTCAAAAAATAATAAGAAAGCGGTTAACTATAAAGAAATTAAAAAAGATGTTGCCGCAACTAAAAAAGTTAAGAAAGTTACAGCTAAGTTTTATTAGGATGTGGCGCTCTTCTTAAAATTTATTTTTGTAAATATAATCTATTTCCTGGTAATTAATTAAACAGCTTAATGTATTTCTAATTTCACAAATTTCATTAAAATATATATGGTTGCTATATGGATCCCACTCTTTCGGTTTTAACTTATCAAGTCTTTCGCATACTTCTATTAAAACCCCATACATAAAGAATTTCTTATCGGTGTCGTTCATCTTAATTCCTTATCCCAAGCGCTATCTTCCATAGCGCAACAGCTATTTGGTAATCTTCTTTGGCATCTTCTTTATTATTATAAGTAAAGCGAGCACAAGCTCCGCCATCTAAAAGAATATTTAAATAATTGCTATCGTTTTCATGAATAACCATAACTCCAATAACTTTATCTGCGTCATAAGTTGAATTACCGAAACTAAATAATTTCTTTTTTCTTCTAAACATAAAATATCTTTTTTATAAGTTTAATAACAGCTCTAACAAAAGAGAGCCTCAGGGCACGTTTTTTATCATTCTCAGTGTGTATATCATGCCCAGGCGTCAATACGATTGACTCACACACATCAGTTAATTTCGGGGGAAATTAACAAAACTATTTATTTTTTAATTTCTATAGCATCTAGATAGCATCTCTGTGATCCCCTTAAGAAGGATGAGAACATCTCACAATGATATTTAATATTAACTTCTTTTTGTTGTTCAAGAGCTTCTTTTGCTGTGGTAATCAATGAATCATTATCTATAGAAAAATAAAACGGTTGTGTACCAAAAGATCCATTACCATTGTTCATGCCACCTCTAATCAATTCAGCTTCCCAAGTATGAAAAAAAATACCATCATGAGAAAGCCGAGTTAATACTCCCATTTTTTCGCCAACACTAGTTTTTACACATCCTGATGTCAATAATATGAGAAATAATACAAAAAGATATTTTCTCATTATTTACCTACCTTCTTCTTGCGTCCGCGTTTATGAGTTTTATCCTCGCCAACAAATATCTCTTTTAGTGCATTTCCTGTCCCAGAACTATAATGGACTACATTATTATTTTCCTCAGATAGATCATTGATTTGCCGCTGCTTTCGTCGGTATATTTCATTGGCAATCTCATTAAGATTATGCCTAAAATAATACTCCGATAAGTCTAGCTCCCTATCAGTCATTTCTTTTACTTGTTCTTGTGTTAAAATTTCAAACATTTTATCTCCTCTTTTTATTATATTAATTTTTAAAATCCAAACCTATACCTAGACCCATACCCATACCCAGCCCCAGACCTATACCTAGACCCATACCCAGACCTAGACCAAGACCAAGACCTAGACTCAGACCCAGGCCAATACCTGGACTCAGACCCAGGCCAAGACCTAGGGCGAGAACCAGACCAAGACCTATACCCAGCCCCAGACCCGGACCTATACCTAGACCCATACCCAGACCTAGACCACGACCTAGACTCATACCTAGACTCAGACCCAGACCAAGACGCAGACCAAGATCCAGACCACTCATTAGCTTTTAATATTACGATCATTTTTGTTTGCTCGGCACCTCGTGATTCCAAAAAGATACGTCAATAATTGCATTTCTGCTAACTATAATATCTCCTATAAATGGCTCAACCTCGTTTACCTCTCCATTTTTTAATGCGTCATGAAATCTACCACTATCAGGTATCCATGATGCATTAGATAATATGAGTTCATTATCAAAAACTTTTTTTAAAATACCAATGTGATACATTGTTACTGTTCTAATAAAATAAGCCTTTCCTATCTCATAAGGATGCGCCGATTTATTATTAAGATTTAAAGCAAGTTCTTTAATTTGACCCAGTGTCAAATCGTTAATATCTATTTTCATTTTACCTCCTAATTTTAAATTAAATACTAAACTCTTTCACAACATTTCCATCCTTAGACATGACAAGCTCATGAGCATGTAGCTCGGCTTCTAGGGGATTATTAAATACCTCCTTTAACTTAGCCCACATGTTCTTGTCGCCTGATAAGTTGGGCGGCAATTTTCTCATGAGACGGTAAGACTTGTCATCTTCTTTGATTATTCTAAAACGTTGTTGCATGATGTTCTCCTTGTTATTATTTTAGTTGTTGATTTTTTCTAGTAACTCTGGGTTATCGAATTTGTTGCCGATAATCTCAATATCATCTGAACAATTACCGGCAAATATAGTAATTATACGTCCGGCTATCCTAAATGATCCCATTGAATAAATAACTTCATGAGTAGCATAATCATTTCTAAATGGTATCCTAACAATATCACCTTCATAAATCTCTTTTCCGTTTTTGTCTTTGAGTCCGGTATATTGGGTCAAGATAAAGCAATTAGGATCATTAAAGCGGCAATTGGTGTTATCATAAGAGTTTGGGTTAATTACACATCCATAACCATCTATAGCAAAATAATTAGGTTTAAGGAACAATCTATCTTTAACGGACCAAACTCTAAATTTAATCTCTCTCATCAAAAACTATCCTTTTATAAATGACATATATGATTTATCATTTCTTTCACATAATCTATTAAATTATGCAGATTTTCATCTAATTGCTTATGAGTAACATAATCAGAATCCTTAAATTTTTTCTTAACCAACTTTCGACATTGTTTGTAATGAAAATATTTGCTTAATCCATTATCTCTAACAATAAGCAATAATTTGTCTTTAGTCAGAGCATTATTATCATTATCAATAGCAGATACGTGACCTGTAAATATCCTAAGTTCTCCATGATCAACATGGTAACATTTAACTTTATCACCAACTTTAAATTTGTTCATGTTCTTTATCCTCTTCAAAAGTTCTGAAAGCCTGAAAGCATAAAAAATCTTCAGGATTTTTCAGTACTATATCTCTAGCCTGTAGCTCAGCAGATGCATGATCTTCATCATTAACCACTATCCATCCTGAGAATTCAACTTTAAATGTTTTTATCATAATTATTCTCCATTTAAAATATTACTTATACAAGATAAAGTATCTAAAATTCCTTTTTCATAAAGTGTAGAAGGTGGAATAACAGAAGTTAGGCTAAATAATTTTAAAGAATTTTTTATAAAATCTTTAATTTTAACAATTCTTTCATCTTCCCCATCCTCTTCCCAGTCATTACGTTTAATATCATTTAATGAAGGTTGCCAAAAACCATAACCACGAGCCGTTTTTCCTCTAATTAGCAGCTGTCCATTTGATTCCTTAACTGAAACATATGCATCATAACCAGGAAATGTATACTCTTTATCAACCTTAAAATCTTCAATTTTCATATTATTTGTTCCTTAATTAAAAAGGTATATCATCATCTTGCATTGAACTTTTAGGGATAGGTGAGCCACACAATGCAGTACCAGACCAGTCTGCCTCAGAATTTATAGCAATAGGCACCGAAGTCTTAACCTCTCTTTTTACTCCATAGTCCTTTACATAAGCTTCCATTAGTTCAGTTTTTTTACTAACTTTATGGTCAATAATTAATGTTCCTCTTCGATTAAGAAAACTTTCTAATTCTAATTCGCCATTCTCATATAATTCTAAAAGACCCATCTCATCACAGGCATGCCTCAGCTTCCAGGCATAGCTATCGCTTAAGCTAATAATATCACCCCAAGAAAAGCTATTGCCAAGATTGGAAGTAAGCTTAAGTTTTAATCGAATAAAATCCCCATAGTCACCCGTTCTCTTTTCACATTCGATAACTTCAAAAGGATAAGGACCCTTAGGTATTAAGCGCTCTTCTTCAATTTGTTTTTCACTTTTTGGATTGTAACTTAATTTCATACATTTTCTCCTGTTAATAAAAATTTAATTGTTTTGTTTATTCTTCACTATTATTAATAAAATTATTTTACAACTCTGCTGCTGCTAATATGCTTTCGCCAGGTGTAGGTATATCTGTAACAATTGCAGGTATAGAATTAGGTGGCTCCATAAAAATATCCATATCTTCATCATCCTCCTCAAAATTTTTAATGCGCTCTATAACATAAGCCAAATCATTATCAATGTATTTCTTATCAAACATGCCCATGGGTGATTTGGCCGCCCTTGTTCCATCATGCTGAGTTAAAAATAAATATTTACCATCCTGTATCACCGTATGAAGTAGGACAGTACAAAAACCTTCTGGAATGACTTTGTCATCAAGAAGCTTACCTATGGTCTTAAACTTTGATCTTCCATGCTCGTCAATATCTGAATGAGTAAGAATAAAGCAATTTAAATCTCTTCGTAATATTGTTAATGTACTCAGTATTTCCCATGCGTTCTTACCTATTTTGGTAAACTTTTCAAATCCTCTTTCAGTGGCTTTTCTCATAAACTCATTGCACATCGTATATTGAAAATCATCAATAATTAGCACCTTAATATCGGGTCTATTATCACTGATCCATAATATTTTTTTCAAAATATCCTCATGGTTGTCACCAGAGGCATAATTACCCCCTCGATTCTCTTTTGTTCCTCTAACATAATTCTTCTTAAATCCTTTGAAAGGTAAGGGTTTATCTAGGATATTAATAATAAAGGTCTCTTTAGGGTCAAGATTGCGCAATGACGTGCTTTTCCCAGTTCCTGTTTCCCCTATGATTAAAGTTAAATTACTCATTTCCCTTCTCCTGCTTATTTTGCAAAATTATTCGTTGATAAATCTCTTCTCGATGAACCGTTATAAATTCCGGAGCATCTATCCCAATCTTTACCTGCCCCCTATCTATTTGTAGAATTTTCAACCTTATGAAGAAATCCTCACTATCAAGATGACTTTTGGGATAAATACAGAGTGTTTGCTCAGGTTTTCTTGAAATGACTAACATAATGAATCTCCTTACTTTAGTTTGTTATTAAAATTAAACAGTAATACATAATTGCCATAAGGCATAAGCAGCTTGTGATTGTGATTATTTGATTTTTAAACTTATCCTTGTCGTTTTTCATGTTAAAACCCCATCCCTAGTCGTTCTGATATGAGACCATCGACATGGTTCATAGCTAAGTCACGTTCATATTCGGCGCGAGTAGCCACGATAAGGCTATTAAGATGTTCTCCCCAATACTTTATGGCATTCGCTTGCATCAAAGAAACAAAGTAGTCTCTGTCACTATTAGATAAGCAGGTCATGAACCTTCCGAGACTGGACATGATCATGTCAGCATCCTTACACTCTACGAGCCATTCGGTTTGGTCATCCAGTGCCCCTAATAATAAGCCTACCAATTGATTTTTTTCGTTCTCATCGAGCTCATAGAAGGTTAAGCAACGCTCCTCCGCAACTAAAAACTCAATGTTATTTTTCAATTTATCGAACTCCTTTTGGCGCCTAGAACATACCGATTGTAAATGAAACATGCCAGGACCTCCATTGTTATCTTCTGCGAAAATGCTGAACTTTGCAGGTATTGTACGGTAAATGTTGTTAATTGTCATGATTGTGTCTCCTGTTGTTTTATCTGTAATATAGATAAATATAATCTACGCCACAGATAATGTCAACATCTATTTCATAGATATTTTATAAATTTGACATTATTTCTTTATTTTCTTAGAATCTATCAGGCAGATATCTAAATGAGAGATTTATGAATAAAGGTGAGGTAATAAAAGAGGTTCGCCAGCAAATGGGGTTGACTCAAGCGCAATTTGCCTCTTTAGTTGGATGCAAGCAAAATACTCTATCTCAATATGAGCATGGGTTAGCTAATCCATCAGTAAAAATTGCTAAAGAAATAGTAAAAGCTGCCAAAGTAGAAAAAATAGAAATAAAACTAGAAGACCTATTTCCAGACGATAATTAAGGAAAATTTATGAAGAAAATATTATTATGCATAACATTATTATTATCTGGATGCGTACAACCTGTTCCTCAGCCAACTATGGAACAATATTGTGGCGAGAAACTTGGTCTGCAATATGGAACCAAAGAATATGCCAAGTGCGGAATGGTTTATAGCGCTTTACTTGTTGAGATAAATAAGTCAAATCAGGAGGCGGCTAATCAGCGTTATGCTATTTGGCAAAATGCCGTAAGTGCATCACAACCTACAAATATTAATGTGCATTATGGTTATTAATTATAACAAAGGAACCAACCATGACTAACTTAACGCTTTACCTTATATCAGCAACTCAAATCAATATTTGCCTAATGATATTTTTTGTCAGTAAACGTCTGGGTAAACGTCTGGATATAATAAGAAGCAACACCGAAATGTTGATGATGAGTTCTTTTCTTGGAAATCTAGAGCCAAAAAAGAGAGGAGCTATAATAGTAAATGAATATGTAAGTTCTACGTGAAACATCTTGTGAAACACTAATGAAAGAAAAAAATATGAATATTCCCCTTTTTGCCCAAGAACAACAAGATTGGATTTGTTATAAAATTGACGAATGGTATTTACATTGGAATAACTATATCGTAAATTGCAATATTGAAGATAATTTAGGAGATGCTAAAGAACAGCTTAAGCGCCTGATCTGTCCCTTGCATCCCTCTTTATCTCCTGGCCGTCAGGAATTAATGAATGCTGCCACTAAATTTCTTGAAGAACAATTAGAAAAGACGCTTGACAGAATGCTAGAAGAAAAAATTTAGGGTGCCTTTAATAATATACTTACAGATGCTATCATATAGGTAAGTATCTAATGAATCATGGAGGTTTTATGACTGAAGTTACTCTTCAATTTGATAAACAAGCAAAACAAAATATCGTGAAATTAATGCAACATTATGAAGTTGATTCTTATGCTGCAATAATTAAAAAGGCCCTTGTTCTTCTTAAAGAAGTATCGGAAGCTGAGGATAATAAATCGGATTTAGTAATAAGAAGCGATGCAGGAAAAAAATTATACATACAAAGGCACAGATAGTGTTGTTGACCTCAGTGATCTTGACGCATCTATTGGAAAAATAGAAAATTCCCTAGAAAAAGGATTTGGCGGCGTAACTGAAACGCAAAAACTATTATTTGCTAAACAAATACTGTTGGGATTGGGAATATTGTTCTTTGTTGCAATGATGCTATCTTTATTTCCTACCAAAGCCAGTCATTCATTATTGGAGATTTGCAAAATTGTCATACCTCCATTAGCGACATTAATTATTGTATTTTATTTTAAAGAAAAGGGAATATAATTTAATTAATAAGAAGGAAAAAATATGAATATTCCGATGCCTACTCTTTTACTTGTTATATTCCTGATCGGAATGGGTTGTCTTATAGATAATATGCAACATAAACAAGATCTGAAGTATATTAATGCGCAAATAGAAAAGAAAATTGATAAAATAATGTGCATCAAGAAAACTTAGGGCGACCTTGGAAATACCCTCAAATAATACTTATTTTTTAGACTTATTCTTTTCAAAAACCTTCTTATTTATTGCTGGGCAATATATTTTTCCACTCTGTATAAAATTTTAGATGCATCCACTTTGACATTGCTTCCTAATATAATTCCTATAAACATTAAGCATGATGCCCATTTTAATACATTGGTAAAGGTCAATTGAAAGAAGTTAGTAATTAAATTAGAGCGCTTTTCTTTAAGCTGCTCTCGACCTTCAAAATTGTATAATCGTTTATTGATATCGTTAAGGGTTTCCCGAAGGTCTCGATGAGATCTAATAACCGTATCTTCAATATGATCAATAGAAGACTTACATTCTCCCACTGAGTACGATAACTGCATCACTTCATTTAAAATGGTATCTAAAGAAATATTACCGTACTCAGGAGATTTTATCATTTTTTCTTTTTCTTCTTATTATCGCGAGCTTTAGTCAAGGCAATTGCGATTGCCTGATTTTTGGGCTTTCCCGCGTCTATTTCAGTTTTTATATTATCTGAAATGACCTTTTTAGACTTTCCTTTTTTAAGCGGCATTTGGCACCTCTGCTGGTGGTTTTGTGGTTTCTTGAGCTTTTTGTTGTTCCTCATGTTGTTGCTTAGCATAATTAGAAAGTTGTTCTAATCCTGATTTTACCTCTGTGATAATTTTATCTTCAATATTTCCATGTTTTGCTTCTCTAATGATATGTAAAGCAGATAATGCTAATTGGGATAATGCTAAAAAGTTCATATTTTTTCCTAGGGTTAATTAAGATATTAGCTCTTGCAAATTTACAAGAGTTTGTGTGCCACTTCCAGATGTCGTTAATTTATAGTAATAACCTGCTGGAACAACAATACTGGCAGAATAGGTACTACTATTTACAGCTTCTGAAAGATTGGCTAATGTAGATATAGTAGTAAACGTAGAATTATCAAGGCTTATTTGTAGCGCTACTGTTGATGTAGTTAAAAGTGTGTTTGTAAGGGTCACACTACAGCTTAGATAAACATCATTGGTAGTACTGGGTTGTCTAGAGGTATTAAAACCAAGAGATGATTGATCAGAATAATTTCTAGTCGTATTAATCTGCCAACCCGCTCCTTGGATAACAAATAATATATTCGAGTCGCTTACAATATGCTCCCAAATTAGTGGTGTACTTCCCCAGTTTGTCAATATGAATGTATCATTATTGGATTGATCCCACCAATAGACTAAGAAATTATTGCCAAATGGAATTGTATTAATATAAGCATCATCACCAGAATTAGGAGCTCTGGTATCATAAAAATATCCCTGAGATTCACTGAAGGTTGGATCATCTAAATTATTTTTAATAAATTTGAAATCTAAAGTCATAAAAATTCTCCTGTTTAACCGTTATAATATTCTTCGATAAAAATAAGTGGAGCAGCCCCAGTTCCACCCGCTTCAGAGGTTGATCCATTTGTTACTGCTCCGCTAGCTCCTCCTCCGGGAAAATAGCCGTTAAGTCCTGGTGCAGTTCCTGACGAGCGCGCTTTTACCATTCCACCGCCTCCAGGTGAGCCGCCGCCAGTCCCCGAAGAAGGGAGAGAAGCGCTAAGGGATAAACCCAAACCTCCATCTGATCCCGTTATATTTATTAATCCTCCACTACCTGTTCCTCCTAATCCTCCTGCTGTAATCGACGCGCTTAAACTTGCGGTTGCACCATTTCCGCCGGCGCCTCCATTAGCAGTTAATGTACCAAATGTGGTGGCACTCCCCGTGCCTCCATTATTAGCACCAGTAGCACCGGCAGAGCCAGCACTACCTAGACTATAGGCATAACCTCCGGCTGAAGGATTAATTATGATTGTCTCTACATAAGCACCACCACCGCCACCGCCTGCACCTGCACCGCTGGATACGGCGCCAGCCACACCGCCGCTTCCTCCCCCAGCCCCCCAAATTCTAACGCGAATATGCGTGCAGTTTGCAGGAGGTATATAGGTACCAGAGCCAGCAACAAGAGATGTTGTTGTAACTTTCGCGATATTACCAAGGACTGTCGCAGATAATGTATTGGAGCTGGCTAGATTTTTAGATCCATCCGTAACTACTAATTCGGATGCTGTTAAATTTGAAACATTTAAATTTCCATTTTTAATGTTAACATTACCGCTACCATCGATTAAAATATCCGAGGTACTTGGAAGACCCGTACCATCTCCTCGACCGATAGAAAGAGAATTTGTGGCAATATAAGTGGAAATAAAAGCGGTATTCGCTGGAACTCCGCCAGTGACCGTATTTTTATTTATCCCAAGTAATAAAACTTCAGTACCAGTCTTACTAACCTGAACTATGAATAGATTTCCCGCTGCTGGAGAGCTAGGGCTCGTAAACATCGCCAGTACTGCATTCGGTCCGGTTGTTCCTCCGTTTCCTTGAAGCGTTAAAGGGCCACTATTTGTGGTTGTTCCCACTTGCAAAGAACCGCTAGCCTGAAGTACGCTAGTATTTAGCGTATTTGTGTTGGGGTTAAATGTCCATCCAGTTCCTAAATCAACGGCTTGATTGCTGTTAGTGCTCGAAGAAACCATTAAAGGATAATATGAAGAATTTGCGCTAGCTTGAGTAGTTGCAACATTAGTTGCATTTGTTGCCGTTGTCGCTGTAGTTGCATTGCCAGATAAAGCGGCCGTAATTGTTCCCGCAGAAAAATTCCCGCTACTATCTCTCTCAACTAATGTGCTCGCTGTATTTAAATTTGTATATGCTAAAGAAACAAGATTTTTACTTGAATCAGTCACAACTGCTTTTGATGCCGTCAGATTTGGAATATTAATTATACCGGCATTGCTAAGGGACATGCCTACATTCCAGGTGATGTTCGCGCCTGCTGCATATCCTGATGCATAATAAAAATACATAGAAGTTCCTGCGCCTTGTATCCAATAATTTCCCGCGGAGGAAGAGGATGTATACGTATTATTTCCATTGGTGTATGCATCGAAAAATATACTTCCTGTGTTTGGTTCAAATCCAAACAAGGTTAAAATGGGCCATTGATCTAATGTAGAATATATATTTATTCCGTTTTTCCAACTTGTTCCCGTTGGAGATTGAATATTTAAAGAAGCTATTCCCTGGAATGCTTGCGATGATGAATTAGCGGCAATATATAGATTATCATTTGTGTTATCCCAGAAAAGATTCGTGTTATTCTGCTGCACGCCAGTTGAATCGTAAAACAGAACCGAACCAACTGTAGGAGTAACACTCCGTCCAATTCCTCCATTTAAGGTTGTTAATGGAGATGAGCTATTAATTGGCAATCCAATAAAATTAGTATTTCCACTCATATTAATTCCAAGTCAAAGAGCCTGAGGCAAATAATGTTAATGTTGTATTTGCAGTGCCGCATATTAAATCGGCACAATCTGTAGATTGTCCTGATTGAATAAAGCCTGAAGTTCCTGAAGTGGTCGTTCCGGTTGATGAACCGCCCCCTGAGGTAAATATAATAGATTGACTTGCGTTTTGAGCGACCTTCCAGCCGCCTGCGCCAGAGCCTATGATTCTAAATACATGACCCACCGCTATAGTTGTTGGAAGCGTTAAAATGACTTGAGAAGCATTATTTGCAATATAAATATTAATCGGCGCAGTATCCGTCATGGTTGCCGATGTGCCTGTCACATTTGTTACTGATACTCCATTAGACCCTATCGTTGCTAAAGTACCTGATGTGGGAAATGTGACAGAGGTATTTGCCGTTAAAGTGCCAGTAAAAGTAAATGCTCCCGAGAAAGCTACATTGCCACCTATTGTAATGGTACTGCTTCCGTTATTTACTCCTGTACCGCCCCATTGGCCCCCTATTAATGATCCTTGCCATGTTCCGGTGGTAATTGTTCCTACCGATTGTAGGCTCGATAATGTGGTTACCGCGGTATTTACTAATGTGCCACTTGTAGGCAGAGTAACCGTAGTCGGTGCCGTAGTTGTCAAAGTTAATGCGTTAGCGCCAGAAGTTGAAAAAGCGCCTGCTGTATTTATTGCGCCACCTAATGTTATGCTAAAGCTATTACTAACTCCTGAGCCTCCATTTTGCGATGATAAAGGATTAGAAGAATTGATGACCAAACCAATACTGTTAGTTACGCCACCTGCCAATAAATTTTCTGGTTGAGAAATACTTGCTGATAACATATAAATTTTTTCCTATAAAATTATGATAGCGTTAAAGCCATCCCGTTACTGAGCTCTATGTTGAATTCTCCGCTGCTGTCACCTGCATAGATAATTCTTGCGCTATCATTTGCCGTTCCAGACGAGACGGAGCCCGTCGATATTGTTGTTGTAATACCGTTATATTCGATGTATTGACCACTATTTAAATTTATCTGCCATGTTGCAGACCCAGCCCCTACTATTTCTATTGCGCCTATTGATGATGATGTGGGAGGTAATGTAAAAGTAACCGGTGACGAACTTTTAACGATATATCCTGTGTTCATTGCCATTTGTTGAGTGGTGCCAGTAACTACTTTCCAGGTAAATAAAGAAGATGCTGGAACTCCACTATCAATTAACTGGCCTCCCGTAGAGTTAAATTCTGCTAAATTTCCAACAGTTGCGGATCCGCTGAGATATTCATAAGTTGTTCCACCATTTTGGCTTAGATAGATATTACTGCTACCTTGTGGCACTCCATCAGTACTCGATACGCTTCCAGCAATACTAATTATGGAAAATGTAGAATAAGAGGCATAAAAAGAGTTGGTTCCCGTTATATTTTGGACTTCTACAAATACCGAATCACCTGTATTCAATTGGACATTTCCTGTTATTGATACATCATAAAAATTTATCAAATCACCTAATGTCAGTGTATTTCTATATTGAGTGGAAACAATAGTGCCATTTGCTAATCTTATAAAAATGCTGAAATTATAAGATGATTGAGATGGAGATGCTCCTCGGCATGAAAGATTGATATTTACATTAAACCATTGAGTATCTGTACCCGTATAAGTCATAACAGGAGTTGATGATCCGCTAATTGTTAAAAATTGATTAGTAAACTCAGAAGCATCATTTGCAGAAATACTAGTTCCCAAATAAATTGGATAAAATGTGCTTGTTACAGCAAAAGTCGTGGCTACGGTATTATTTTGAATAGAGAAAGAGCCATAGGCCGCTGCTGGTGGAATTCCTCCGCCACTTGCATTAATAGTAACTTTTCCTGGAACTGATTTGTCTAGGGTTACATTGGTTCCCCCGATTATATTTTGCACTGTCAAAATTTGATTTAATGCGGTGCCTGTCCAGTAATTATTAGTCAAAATAGTAGAATTAAACCACTGTAGTCCGGCATCTGATGATCCTAACAATCCAGTTAATGTTGACTCTTGTGTTGAGGTTAATATGGAAGGTAAAAACCCTTGAGTATTTGAATTAAGTTGCAATAACGCATTAGATGAAATAACTTGTGTGCCTATGCTTAGGCTATTTGGGATATTAACCTGGCCACTACCGTTTATTATAAAATTTGCAGTACCTGGCGTGCCTACGGTAGTACTATTTCCCGTGCAAATACCAAATCCGCCCGTATCTGTATAAGTAGATAAATAGATATAATCCGGGGGCAATGTACAACCACTTAATGCTGGATTACCATTTATACCCATTAAAAAAGATTGTGTACCACTTTTATCTATAACAATTTGATAAAGATTATTGGCCCCAGCAGTAACAACACTTCCAAAATATGCGGTAGTTGCATTTGTATAATTTGTTCCCCCTATACCTTGTATGGTAAGGGGCGCCATATTAGAAGTAGTGCCGACACTCAAATCAGCATTAATGATTAAATTTCCGGTCATGGTATCGCCGGATTTTAAAACGTAGGGAGCGCCAGATATTGAATTATCTACATATTCTTTTGTAGCGGCTTGTAAGTTAATGGTGGGATCAGCATTTAAAATTAAATTTCCGGTCATTGTTCCGCCCGTTAAATTCAATTTTGATGCTAAATCAGCAATTAAATTAGTTACTTGCCCCTCAGATATTTGCGCATTGGCATTAATGTAGGTTAAGACTTGCGATAAAGTAGCCTGGATATTTATAGAGCTTTGTAATCCTACTAAGATATCATTTCCAGCTAATGACGCTGCGGGGCTGAACTGACTAAATTTAGTTTCTGCCATAATACTTACTCCGTAATCATTCGTGATCCGCTTTCTGTTATGATGAAATCATCACCATTAGGATCAGTTACAATAAAAGAAGAAGATGGAGGGATAGGAAACCCTCCATCTTCAAATTGCTGGATATATAAACTTTTAATCGTAGGATTTTTTTGTATTAAATTAACTTCGCCAATATTATTGAATAGCATATAAAGTTGCTCCCGCCCAATCATTGGTTTGATCGCTAGTAATAAGGCTTATTAAACTGCCAGCATTTGCTCTTCTGCATCCAGGATTCAATTCACAATTAACAGGACCAAATGTGCCAGTAGGTAATATTGCAGTTTGATTATAAGCAACCCAAACTGAAGATCCAGGAGCGAAAACAAAATGTATTTCCCAAATTTTATAATTAGAAGGGATCGTAAAATGCTGTTCTACATTTGTTGATAAGTATCCGCCCCACTTATCTTCTGCAAAAAATAGTCCATACGTAACATATCCATTGATATCGCGATTAAGAATGAGTGGTGTGGACATGCTTTTTTCTCCTAATATTTAATTACATAATTAAGGGCCATATTGATCGGTCTCGATTCATCACCGCCCGTAAATTGGGTATTTGCCGTAGCACCACTTGAAGGGGTGCTGATATCAAAATTATTGCCAAAAGGCGGCGTACTGGGTGGACTTCCCCCCAGCGCTTTATGATAATGAGATAAGATCTCGTCAAACTCTAATGTTCCTAATCCCTGGAATATAACGTCTGCTGCATTTGATGAATATCTAAGAAAGAGATCAGGATCTACACCTGCCCCGCCATCTACTCCACGAATGAATAATCCTTGCAGAGGAGGTGTGGCATAATATTTAGTATTTACTGCATCGAGCATCTTTGTTCCAACTGATACATCACTATCCGAAGATAAATAAGTAACTTGTATCCCTATAGCATTAGAAAGCGATGGATTAACGCCTGTACCATTTAATGAAAACCAAACATAATAATGCTGGCCATTTGAATAAAAATTAAAATAAGAGCTATTCGGAAGAGAACTACCTGATACTGTCTGAATAGTTGTCGTCTGCCATGCATTTAATGCAGAAACAATGCATCTAGTAACCGTAATAAGACCCATAGTAGATAATAAATGAATAGGAACTCCTATACCTGGTTGAGCTGGATCAGTTCCCACCCCATCAATAAGAAACCAAAAATAATATTGCTGAGAAGGAGTTGCCATATTAAAGTAAGTGCTTGCAGCTGGGACAGTAGATAGAGCTATTCTAACTAGTTGCTTAATGCCACCTAAATATCCCTCAGTACCATAGCCAGCTTGATCTTGACCACTTCTATATATGACTACAAAGAGTCCTGAATTTCCAGCATCAGAATTTCCTGAAACGGCACCCACACTATTATTAACACACCAAAGCGCAGTTTGACTTCCATCAGTAGCACTTGTTGAATAATAGGAAGAAAAACCTAAAGAACTTTGTCCAGTGGTTGGTGTTGTAAAAGTAAATCCGGTAGGATTAACGCCATCCGTTGTTACTGTTTGACCACCAGGTTGGTTCGTCGTCATTAATATACGATTATCAGACAAAACTTGTTCTACATACATGGCAACATATTGCTTAGCTGGACCAAACCAAGTTAATGCAGAATTATCCGCGCTAACAATTTTATTGAATAATCTAACATAAGGTATTCCATCACTAGAATATCCAGCAGTTTCAAGCATGGTTCCATCACAAGGTAATTCTCCTATAGCCAAAATATTAGATGCGCTGAAAAATACTTTTCCTATTTGGGAATCGTCGTAACCTAAACCATTTGGCGTAACTCTAATGGGCAAATAAATATCCATGCCGTTGGGATCAGGAGGCGGCAAAGTCATAGTACGAGCCATCATATCGGCATCAGTAGTAGTGGGAAATTCTGTAATAACCGTATTATTAATCGTTAATACGAAATTAGTAAAAATACCATTAAAAGATAAATTAGTAGGAAAAGATAAGGCAACTTCAACATAATCATCATCATTATCTCCGATAGTTTGCCCAGTGTTATCACCAAAATCTAATACTGCGGTAAAAGCCGTAACTGTATTAGTTATTGTGAAAGTATTAAAATTTAATGTTATAGGTGATGATCCACCAGAACCAAAGTTCTTAATGACCTGCACTAATACATTAAAATTAGCTGACGCTACGGTCTGTGCTTCAAAATATAAGGTATATACTTGATTTGTAACGCTGGGAGAAGGATTATCTGTAAATTTATTAACATTATCAAAAACCACACCTAAACGTTTAAAGGGATTTGTAATGTCAGGACTTGTCGTATTAATCTGTACTGCATATCTTGGGCTTTGAGTAGGCTCGTCAACAAAAGATCCGTATCGAAAAAAGGTGACAAAATCGATAGCATTACTACCTGAGGGTCGTTCAAATATCCATCCTCCTGGAGCAATCTGAGTAGTAGGCTGCGTGACCTGACCAAAGAGTATAGGCGGATTAGCTAAAGGGTCTGCCGGTAGGTTGTTATGCGCCAAGAAAAGTGGATTAGGAATATAATTAATCAGCTCTTCGCCACTTGATGGATTAGATGATAAAGAAAAGTTCGGCCATGCTTCCCGAGTAAATTGGGGCGTAGTATCGCTAGCCGTAACAGTAACATAATAAAGCTCTACATTTCCGTTATCATCATAAGGATAATAATAAATAACAATATCATTCCCATTATATTGAGGGGTTCCTACTGCACTAAGAATTAAAGGATTAGGAAGCTCCGTATAAATATAGCTAGGAGGAGATCCGCTTAACATATATACCGGCTTTGGTTGTGTCCTGTTTACATCACTATAGAAGCTTACGATTCCTCCGCTCAAAGGAAGTCCAGTATCTTTGTCTACAAAGTATTCTTGTAGCGACGATGCAATCATGTAGCGAGGGTCAATGGACATTCTTTAATCTCCGAATAACTTCTTGGCCCCATAGCCGCCAAGAGTGGCCCCAGCACCTAATGATCCATATTTAATGGCTGGCTTGGCTTTCTTGATAATACTTTGAGCATTTTTCTTATTTTTAATAACTTGAGATAAGCTATCTTTTAAACTGCTGATCTCTTCAGGAATTAAAGGGATATCAACACCCCCTAATTTTGTTTTGGGAAATGACTTTTTTATAGTTTTAGAAATAGTTCCTAAAACTTTTTGTGGAGTAGGCTCGGTAATATTATTAAGTGCCTCACTTAATTTTCTATAAGGAACAACATTTTTTAGATAATGCTCACCTGCTTGATCATAAAGATCAGCCGCCTGAGGAGATATATTTTTTAGAGAATTACTAATAGAATTGCTTAATTGCTCTTTAACTGAATTAAGATTGTCTCTCATCAAACCACTAGTCCAATCAGTTCCTTTTATCGATCTTGATACAATTCCTAATTGACTTTGTAATTGATGAGCATTTCTTATTGTAGGTTCAGAAACATATTGATCATAAACTGGCTTTATATTTGCTTTTTTTAATAAAGAATTTTTTAGATTACTTACAGCACTTAAAGAATCTTTAGAAGGACCAATTTCTTTGCTATAAATTGGCTCATCGCCAAATCTGTCAATTACCTGGTTATACATTGCCTTTGATTTTAATTTTTCTTCAGCACCTTTTTGGGCAATTCCCTCTAAAGTATCTTGCATGGCTATTTCAGGATTAAACTTACGAATAGTATTCGACAATAAAGGAGAAGCCTTACTTAACGCCCCCAATCCTCCTCCTAATGCAGCTCCTTCGGTTCTATTTTCTGGATTGTCAATAGCACCAAAAGCAGCGCCTCCGGCTACTGTTTTTAACAAATCAGGCAATCCTTCTTTGCCAAGATAAGATGCCAGTTTTCCTACGGCAGGAAGACCTTCCGATGCTGCTCTTGCGGTATCTAAAGCTTCTCCACCCGCTAGAAATGTACCTACATCACCAGCAACATTGCCTATGTCATAAGATAATCCTTGCCCACTTTTAACCGGTTTAATATTTATGCCAGGAATAAGGTTTGCTGTATTTGATAAAAAATTTCTGGAAGAATCTCCTATTCCCAATAATCCCTGGAAAACAGGACTCCCAATTATTTTATCTAATGCTCCTCTTGGCACATTAGGCGTACTAGGAATAGAGGAAATATTATTTTCATCGAAGATATCGCGTCCAGCATTACTGTTTATTGAGATTTTATTGTCGTCAAAGATATCTCTTGGCATTATGATATCCCCAATTTTTGTTTCACTTGTTCAACAGTAAGACCTTTATTTCTAGCTGTAAAAGCAATATCAGCATCTGTATAATTCTTACCATTGATAACGTAATTACCAGAATTACCAGCAATATTTTGTGGGCTCTGACCTACATTACGATGTCCAGCTTGCATTAGATTTTTTTCAGCACTTCTAAATGCATCTGAAATATTTTGAGACATATACTGTTGGGCTTTCTCATATACCTGGGGCCTAACAAGACTTTCAAAAACTTTAGAATTTCCTAATGCGCGATCAGTCATTTCTCGAATTAAACCAATGCCTACTCTGCCTCCCGCTACATTAGCGCGCATAGCAGCTAATTCCGGCTGAAGACCGCGCGCGGCAATGAAGCGTGCTTGCTTATCGGGATCATCATTTTTTATTGCATCAGCTATTTGTTTGCTTGAAAATCCTAGAACTCGCGAAGAATAAGGAGCCATTCCTTGTGAAACAAAATTATCTATAGTGTTTAATTCGTTTAAATAACCACGTCGTTTTTGTAATTGATCAATATTTCCGCGGGTAGGCGCATAATCTGGCGCAGGAGGATTGGCAGGATCAAATCCCTTATCTTTTAGAATTTGTGATACGGTTTTCCCTGAAGATAAAAGATTTACTGCTTCATCGGGATAAAGACCCGCTCCTGCTAGTTGCGCAACCATAGCGCTTTTAACATCTACAGGCGCAGTTGCATAAGAAAATGCATTGGATCGCTTATTTTGATAAGTTGCCTGAGCAGTAGCTTTATCTGTATTTGCCTTTAATGACTGACCAATCATATTGGCATAATCTAAATCATTGGTATCTACACTTCCTGGCGAAGCAGTATTATTCGCCAATAATTTTTGCTCATCATCAGGATTAATAGTTAATGGAGAATTGGATAGATTCGGCATATTAAGCGTAGATCCTTGACCGCTATCTTGAGGCATCATTCCTTTATTTTTTAAATACATTAAAGCACCGACTTGCCCTGCGCTTCCCCCCATTCCCAACAAAGGATTACTCGTCATTAATGTTTTATAAAGAGCTTCTGCCTTTTTTAAATCTAAGTCTGTTTGCGCAGTTTGAGGCGCATACTGCAACTGAATCTGAGCCAAGGCATTTTTCAATTTCTCATTTTGCAATTGTTGCTGCATTTGTTTAGGAGCATAAGCTAGTTTCAGACCTTGTTGTAAACCAGGAATAATTGCCGACAACATGGGATCACCTTGGACAGGAGCTTGCAAGAAATTTATAGGTTGAATTGGCATATTAACTCCTAATTAAAATCATAGAAATCCACCCAATACTGAAGCTAATAGACCTATCATTTGAGAATTAGCCATGTTCTGTCCGCTCTGCCCTGTGTAACCTAACGTTGCTTCACTTTGTAAATTACTGGCAAGACTTTTGGCTAAATCAGTAGAAGCATTAAATCCCATATGATTGATTCCTTGCTCCCCCTTCAATCCCTGACCATACAAATCCAAAGCTTGTTGCAAATATTTCTGATAATCTTGATTGGCCAAATTAGACGACATACTCGCAGCTTCTTGCTGATGTTCAGGAGTTCCTAAAGTACCTCCCGCAGCAGCTGCTGCATTAGCTCCGTTAATTCCCTGGTTATATTGATATTGATAACCGGGTGATTGCTGATATCCAGCACCCGCAGAATTAATCACTTGCCCAGGATTATTTAGCAGCGTTTGATACTGCTTAATTAATGTATTAAGAGAATCACCACCTGCATCAATATAGGGCTGAAAATAAGGCGTAATGGTTCCAGGTATTTGTTGTAAATACGGCATTGCTGCATTGGCTGGATTACTGTAAAACGGATCTAGATTCATTAATCACCTCAACCATAAGGAACAAAAACACCATTCTTTTTTACAACCGGCGTATTATTGGTTGTGTCATAAAAATGTGTGCCATTAGGAGCATTTGTTAACTGAGCAATGTAAGGCGCACTTTGCTGTGGCACTTGAAATCCGCTTTCATCCGAAATTCCTTGTTGTAATTGGGACAATAATTGAGTCATCGCTAACTGCCAGGAAGGCGTTAACTTTCCATCTTTATCAACCAACGGATCATTAATAAACAAAGGCATGTTCGCCATTACATCTCACTTATAAACATTTAAAACGCCATTAGTTACGGCCAAACGCGCATAACTCCAAAATCGAAACTGGGAAACAAAATCATTGGTATATCCTAGTCCCCAAACTAAAGGACGACTGATTCGATGACCTGTAAATTTCACAGGTAATGCCTGAAAGCTACTAAAATTAACGCCTCCATCCATAGACACGGATAAATCAATATGTGGGTTATAATTGGGATGACTGAGTTCAGGATAAAAAGGATCTTCACCTTGTTCTAAAGTAAAAGAACCACTATTAATGACAAATGCATCTCCCGAATCCTCTCTAATGTTCTTACAAACTCTTCCTCGAGGAATAGGATAAAAACGAGGCGAGTCATTTTGGAAAGTACCATAGTTATAAACGGTTATTTGTGGGCTCAACTCATATAAAGCGCCATCGTTAAAACTTACAAAGTAATATTTATTGTTGAAGAATTGAACCTTTCGAGCGATATGATAATTCCAATTTTCATCAGTTAAAGTATAGAATTCATCATTAGTAACATCATAAAGATACGTGACATTATCTGAAGGATCATAAAATGTAATTTGATAAAATAATCGCTTCCTATCCCCTATCCGCAAAAAGAAAGCCGAAGAAATCTCGGGATGATTTAACTGTGAAAGACGATAATTTATACCATCTGTGCCGACAAAACGTAAAGTTCCTCCTTCAGATATCGTGATCACAGGACCAGAATCTTGGTTATATCCAAGCCATGCTATAATGGAATCTTCAGTTGCCACAGTGGCAGCGTTAATAACCCCAACATTTACATTAATATTAGAGTTACGTTTATAAGGCGATAAGGGAGGAGAACCTACATCAGTAAAATATTCCCCTACATTATTTCCTAAAACCAACAAAAGATTTCCTTTTCCTGGAAATCGACTAACGGCCATACATAAATCAGCTTTAGTAGACAAAATCTCAAAAACAGATTGCCCAGAAGAACCCCAAAACCAGTTATTCGCATCTCCTGGAGCTGACAAATACCACCGGTTAGAAAGCAAATCCACGAAAATGACATAACCGTCTTGAAAAGTTACATATCCTGGTAAAACACTAGGAGGTAAAGTAGGAATATTAAATTTGTCTGTATCATAATTGAAAACATACAATTTCTTTTTGTCACAGAATACTATTTGACTCGTATCATTTTCAGTAATGAAAACATCACCATTAAAAGAGTCTAAAAATCCAATGGGACGAATAAATAAATTAGAGTCTGCCGCATAAATGACATTTCCGATCACAATGAACATCAAATTTGCGCGCGTGCTAGTATATAAAGCTCGTCCCGTATAGGTTTGGCTTAAAACCGAAATTTGTTGGTAACCTGCGAAATCAAAAAGAAAATCATCTACCCGAATCATATTGAATGTTTGTTCGTCGGATATTTTAGGAGTTCTTCCAAAATGATTTGAACCTACAATAGTCCAAGGGATAGTCTTTAAAGTCTGTGACCCTGGCCTCATGGTACTGGCCCCCATCCTTGACTTAGATTTATCCAAGCCCAATTAGGCGCCTGTTGAGATTGCAACGTAGATCGTTTTGTATTAACCAAATCCATAGGTGCAATATCAATGATCACTTGCTCAAGCTCATAAAGTTTTTGAGATGACTGAGGCTGCATAGTGATATTGAAGTACTGGCAAATAAATTCAGCCAAAGCATATTTCAAATAGGTGATGTAATACAGGTCAATAGTTAAAGACAAGTCCTGAAACAGTGATGTAATTTGAGATAAACTAAACTTTCCCCATATAGTAAAGGGATAATTCGAGTCCGGATAAAAATAAACAAATAAATTACTTCCACCAAAACAGCGTTCATAATAATAAGTAAAAGGTAAGGATTGCTGATTTTCTGCTCTTCCACTGCCTTGAAAATTACGTCGATTAATAAAGGTCATGGGATAACGAACGGTTTGTATAAAGAACACTAAAGTTTCTATACTCAACAAATTGGGTATAAAATATTCTTGTACATTTTGTGCGAAGTTACTATCGTATTCAAGGTAATAAGGTATGATACGGTCATTGGCTGTTTTAATGGCAATTACTTCATTGAGCATCTGCAACCCATTATTAATGTCCAACTCAGTTGGTTCATTATAAATAGGCGTATTTTTTCCGCTCAAATAGTAAGCGCCATTGATCAGCTGCAAGACCGTATATATCATAAATCCTCTTACATATAGTCCTGAAAAGCTAAAATACTTAAACTTAAGCTTCCTGTTACTTCATAATCAATTGCAGGAACAAGTACAGATGACACTGTAGCTAATAAGCATGGGCATTCCACAGATAATATCTGATCAATAGATGCTACGGCGCCACTTACTGTAATGATCCCTGGACCCGATGAGCCAGATGGCCGAAGTACCGCGGTATTGCCAGCAGCCGTAGCTTTAAGATCAATACTTAATGTTACGTTGGTAGCAAGAGTAGTAGGAACACCCGTTACTAGACTAACGGCGGTAAATGTTGCAGCTATACCAGTGCTGAGAACAGAAATAGGCGTATCCCACCAACATTTACGATAACCTGCGTTGCCATATTTCCATATTTTAAGGAAATGCGAAGAGCCATCGGTACGCCATGCTCCAATATATCGAAATGCACTATAACCATAAGGCATTAAGGGCTGATTTTTAGATAGAGACAATAACGTAGCTGTAGGATTGCCGTTAACAGGATCAGAAATAACGAATAAATAATACCAAGTACTTGCTGCTAAGGTACCCTGATCTAAACCATTCACACCCGTACTTGCCGTATTTAAAATAACTGCATTCTGTAAAACAATGTCATATATATTCGTCGAGTCTCGACATTGACCTGATGACAAAGTTAATGTTGTATTAGATAACCAAGAATCTAATAGATTGTTGTCGTATAAAAAAGGTAAATTTTGAATAGGTATACCACTTAAAGATGACATGATAGATATCCTTTTGTTATTCGTGAACAGGGCGGACTAGCCGCCCGCCAAACTTAAAGAGGGAATAGCAATCGCTGACTATTAGGGGCATATAAAGTTGAGCCCCAAATAACATCGCGGACATAAGCTAGGGCGTTTAATCCAAACCCTTGCGAACCCCAGTAATGCCGAATAGAACACCCTGAATCTTTATCAACAGTAGTTACTGTTTGATAAGGGTTTTGATCAGGTAATGCAGGCATTGCCAAATAGAACTGATCACCCGACATAAAGCATCCAGCTCGATGAGACGGCATAACAGTTACTTGCATACCGGCTGCCAAGGCATAATTGATATTTTGATTTTGGTTTTGTACCCAAGTTAATCCTTGACCGGCACCACCAGCACGCAAACTAACAACAACATTACCGGAGCCATCAGCACCTGCATTTGCTATTGCTACAAATTGAACTTTTTGTTGACAGACTTGATGACCAATGTATTGCAAAAAGCGCAAATTAGGTTGATTCATAACGCCATCATTAAATTCAAATAAATCACCCACCTTAATTGCATTGGCATCATTAGGAGTAGCGCCGCTAAAAGTAATTTGAGTAACATTAGTACCGCTGGGATCATTAACAGAAACAATCGTTAATACATTTCCACCGCTACCTGTATTACCTACAGTTCCAGCATAATGCACAGGGAGCAAGTTGGATTTAATCCACATTGCATCACTGAAATCGCCCAATTCCCAATAATTATCAATTTGATTATTTCGATCAGTAGCAAATTGAGTTAAACCAGAACCAATAATTTGCGGAACGCTTACGACGGGAATAAAACCCATTCGTTTATTTTTAGCTGAGCCATAATCGTCATAATTTGCTACAGCTTGCGCCAACTGAGTAAATGAATTAATAGGACTTAAGGTTGCACCGGATAATCCAGCATAATAAAACCGATAAGGTCCTGAAGAAGATTGAACCTGACCGTATGTTGAGCCTTGCGGATCATTAGCAACTACGCCACTCACAAAGTTTTTAGCTACATCCGACTCAATAGCTGAACCTAACTCTTTAATGGCAGCTTCATCGAAGCGATCCATATATGACCGGGCATTAAATATAAATTG